AGATAAACAGATCGGCGGGAATCATTACAAAAACTTTCACATTCAACCTTATGAATTTATTTCTAAGAATGACCTTTCTTTTTTTCAAGGAAATGTTATTAAGTATGTATGTCGTTATCAAAATAAAAATGGCATACAAGATTTAGAAAAAATAATTCATTATTGTGAATTAGAAATTAAAAAGATGAAAGATATGGAGGATAAAAATGGCAAAAAAAGTAAGAAGTAAAATATTAGAAGTGACTGATAAAATAACTTCATGGCATTTTAAAATATTTACTTATGTTGCAAATAAATCAAAAACAAGTTTATGGTTTACTGCTTTACTATTATTTTTAGCAGCATATGAAATATTTGAACATTTTGTCATACCGGGTTGGTTAATCTGGTGGGGATTTTTTAAATAATGTTAATGCCAACTACAGAATGGGTAGCACCTACAGAATTTCCTGATTTAAGAAAAGCAGAGGAAATAGCAATCGACTTAGAAACACGTGATCCAGATTTAAAGACTCTGGGTTCAGGGGCCATCGTAGGAAGAGGTGAAGTAGTTGGAATAGCGGTAGCTGTAGATGGTTATAAAAGTTATTTTCCAATAGCACATGGAGAAGGCCCTAACATGGATAGAGATAAAGTTTTATCTTGGTTTAAAGATGTTTGTGCATGTCCAGCGACTAAAATATTTCATAATGCAATGTATGATGTAAGTTGGATTAGAAATTTAGGTATAAAAATCAATGGTTTAATTATAGATACTATGATTGCAGCGTCATTAATAGATGAGAATAGATTTCAATATTCTTTAAATTCTTTATCTTGGGTATATTTAAATCAAGGTAAGAATGAATCATTATTAAATCAAGCAGCTAAAGAACGTGGATTAGATCCTAAAGCAGATATGTGGAAATTACCTGCAAGTGAAGTTGGAGCTTATGCAGAAAAAGATGCTGAACTAACTTTAATGTTATGGCATCATTTAAAAAGAATTATTGTTGAAGATAATTTACAAGATATATTTAATCTTGAGACTGATCTGTTTCCTTGTTTAGTCGATATGCGTTTCCTAGGGGTGCGGGTAGACGTGTCCAAAGCCAATCAATTGAAAACAGCATTGGCAATAAAAGAACAAAACCTATTACAACAAATAAAAATAGAAACAGGAGTAGAACCTCAGATATGGGCTGCAAGAAGTATTGCAGAAGTTTTTGAAAAATTAAAACTACCTTTTGATAGAACTGAAAAAACTGATTCACCATCTTTTACTAAAAATTTTATTTCTAAACATAATCATCCTGTAGTTCGTATGATAGCAGAAGCTAGAAAAATAAACAAGATTAGTACAACTTTTATAGATACTATTTTAAATCATGAACATAATGGTAGAATACATGCGGATATAAATCAAATACGTTCTGATGATGGTGGAACTGTAACTGGAAGATTTAGTTATGCGAATCCAAACCTACAGCAAATACCTGCCAGGGATCCGGAAACAGGTCCTTTAATTAGATCTTTATTCATACCTGAAGAAGGTTGTACATGGGGTACATTTGATTACTCGCAACAAGAACCAAGATTAGTTGCACACTATGCATTAAGATTTGGATTTCACTCAGCTCAAGTTATTGCTGACTCGTATGAGAATGATCCTTCAACAGACTTTCACCAGATTGTTGCAGACATGGCTAAGATTGAACGTAAAGAAGCTAAGACAATTAACTTAGGTTTGTTTTATGGAATGGGTAAAGCTAAATTACAAAATGAACTAAATGTTACAAAAGAAAAAGCAGATGAACTTTTTAATATATATCACAATAGAGTTCCATTTGTTAAAGAATTGATGAATGAGATTATGGATAAAGCTCAGAAAAAAGGTCAGATAAAAACTTTACTGGGTAGACGTTGTAGATTTCCTAAGTATGAACCAATTTTAAGAGGAAGTAATTGGGGTACATTTGTTCCAGCTGAAGACCATGATACTATGTTAGAACTAAAGCAAATGGGTCCAAATTTATTAGATGAAGATGGTAATGAAATAAAAGATAAAGATGGTAAACCTAAAACAAATTATTGGCATGGTAATGGTCATAGAAGAGCTTTTACATACAAAGCTTTAAATAAATTAATTCAAGGATCAGCTGCAGATATGACCAAAAAAGCTATGATAAATCTATATAAAGAAGGATTATTAGCCCATATACAAATACATGATGAATTGGATTTTTCAATTGAATCGAAAGAACAATCTGATAAAATAAAAGACATAATGGAGCATGCAGTAGATTTAAAAGTTCCTAATAAGGTAGATTACGAGTCAGGTCCAAACTGGGGCGAAATCAAATAATGAATAATTATTTAAGGGAAAATAAATGGCTAAAGAAAAATGTATTTATTGTGGGCATAAGTGTCACTGCGTTGGCCAGGGTTATTACGTAACTTCAGAAGATTGCTCGACTTGCAACTGTTATATATGTCATCATGAAAAACCTTTAAAATTAAAAAAAGAAGTTAAAAAATCTTTATGGCAAAGATACATAGATTGGTTATTTAAGGATTAATATGAGAAAACAATGTAAACAATGTAAAGAAGCGTTTGATGCAAACGATCAATTTGATTTGTTCTGCAGTAAGGAATGTAAGGAAGAAGCATTAGCAGAATTAGATTCAGATTCTGATGAGTGTCTATCATGTCAATAAAAATCAACGAGAACACAAGTATCGGTCTTCCGTTACGTAATTTAATTGGTCTGATCACAGCTATAGTTGTAGGTGCATGGTTTGCATTTGGTGTGATTGAAAGACTAAATAGATTAGAAACTAAAAATCAACTCTTTGAAAAAGATTTACTAGAAGCTAGTAAACAAACTCCAATTGACCAGGAACAATTCATGCTTCTCGAACATATAGCAGAAGGATTAGAAAAATTAACGATAAGAGTTGATGATATGATGAATAATAAAGTTAATATAAATAGATTACAACAAGATGTTGAAAGACTACGAATAGATGTAGAAAAACTAAAAGATAGCGTTAGAGCTAATATTGGAAAATTAAATGGAGATCACTAATGGTAAAAAATAATTCATCAACAGAAACAGAGATAACAAAAGGTGCAACAAGTAATAAAAACTCTGCGTCAGCAGGAGTTAGTGCAGGGGCTAATGCAGAAGCCAGTTCTAAAAGAGGTTTAGGAAATGGTACAACAGGAGAAACAAAAGCAGAAACTCATGTTGTTGCCGAAGCAGGTGTAAGTGCTGAAGCTAAAAATGGTAATGCTAAATTTGAAGCAGGTACTAAAGTAGAAGCAGGTGCAACTGCTACTGCAGGTACATCAACTAATATTGGTAATGGTGTATCAGCAGATACAGAAGTTCATGCAGGAACTAAAACATATTCAGACATTGGAGTATCTGGACAAATAGGTACTAATGGTGTTAAGGGTGAAGCAGGTGCTATCGCAGGTGCTAAAGCAGAAGTTGGAACTTCAGCTACTATTGGTAATGATAGAAACAATGCATCACTTGGTGCTGCAGTTTCTGTTGGTCCACAAATAGGAGCAAAAGTTGGAGGAGGTGCAACAGTTGAGGATGGTAAATTAACTGTAGGTGCTGATGTTAAATTAGCATTGGGAGTTGGTGTATCTATTAGTCCAAGTATAACAGTTGATACAAGACCAGTAATGAATCCAATTAGAAATCATGTAGTTGCTCCTGTATCTAATGCAGCTAAAGCAACTGGTAACGCTTGTAAAAAGGCTGCGAAGAAAATGAAATTTTGGTAATGATAAAATTAGTATTTGCATTATGTTTGTTTATAAATGGAGAACTTGAAGAACACAGAATACAAGATAGTTTATCAACTTGTTTAAAGATGAAAAGAGAAGCAACAAGAAACATGGACATGGAAAACAAACAATTTATGTGTGGTGAAGTAGAAGCGGAGCTTTACAAAAATGTCGATGGAAGCTATAGTATAGATAAAATTATTACAGCGAAATGAACCTTTCCCGAAATTTTACTCTCCAAGAGTTAATCAAATCGGATACTGCTATCCGTAAAGGCATTGATAATAATCCTAATGCAGATCAAATAAAAAAATTACAATTACTATGTGAAAGAGTACTGCAGCCAGTACGTGATCAATTCGGTAGAGTGAAGGTGACATCAGGCTACAGGTCTCCGGAATTATGTTTAGCAATAGGTAGCTCATTAGAATCACAGCATACAAAAGCCGAAGCCGTTGATTTCGAAGTGAATGGTGTAGATAACGCTGAAGTAGCGGATTGGGTTTATAAAAACTGTGAGACAGATCAATTAATTTTGGAGTTCTATACTCCTGGTGAGCCAAACTCTGGATGGATTCATGCAAGCTATGTAGAGTTTAACCCGAGAAGACAATATATGCGAGCATATAGAGAAGATAAGAAAGTAAAATATAAACCCATAATAGGAAAGGCGGTTGATTTAGTATGACGAAAAAATATAAAATCTTTAATAAGATAGATACAGTGCATGGATTTTGTGAAGAGTGTGAAGAAGAATCTATTTTAGTTGCAATTGTTTCAGAATACTACAGATGCACTAACTGTGGTCATGATACAAAACAGCACATCAATGGTAGAATAAGATACTTACAACTTGATGAAAATGATAAACAATGGATTAAAGATAATATAAATAAAAATGGCTAAACAAAAATTTACACACTACGTCCCTAGAGAGAAACCTAAAAAACGTCCGGGTGTGCATAAAAAAAGAAAGAATAAAAATGAAAAACGTGATTTTAAAAAATATAACGGACAAGGCAGATAGCCTAGCAAATCAATATAACAAGACTAAGGATCTAGGCATCAGGGATCAGTGGTTTAAGACGGTATCCCAGATTCAGTTTTTGGCTTTGGAGGAGGAATCAAATCTTTCGCAGTCACTTTCTCACAAGAAAAAGTCGGATAAATTCTAAAGTTTTCAATCTGATCTGAACTAAAATAATCTCCAGCATATAATATTTCAAACGAATCACTTAAACCTTCACGTACACAACCAAAATGTGTACCAAATTCTTTGGGATATTTAAACGCATCATCACTAGGAATAACACATTCTCCACCTATGGCTGAACATATGTATATTGTTAAAAGAAATTTCATTGACTTCCTATTGAAAAAGTTTATAATTATCCTATATTAGTTACTAATATAATGATGAAAGGATATAGTAATGACTGACATAAGTAAATATAAATCTGTAGCTTTATCACACTCTAGTTGTGATAAACTCGATAAAATCAGGAAAATAATTGTTCCTGAGGTTTCGGTATCTCGTGCTAAAGCATTAGATATAATTATTAATGAAAAAGTAAGGAAATTAAATGGCAAGATTACTAAGTAATTTCTCTCTTAAAACTTTAAAAGAGGGAGATACATATGATCCAGTAAGAAATCTTTGGAGAAATGTTTTGATTGTAGGTATTCAAGATCTTTTGAAAAAGAAAAAATTACATTTTACTTTTGATATAAAAGGCAAATATTCTGTTGAAGAAATGTGGTTTCATCATGAAGATTTTAAATGGATCTGTGAATTTGCTCAATTAAATCACTACATGGTAAAAAAGAAAGTATTTAAAGAAATATCTAAACTGGAGAAAAAATATGGAAAGAGAAAAACAAATTTGTCCAAGATGCAAAGGGAATGGGTACATAGTCGTGAAGGATTCAGTGGACCATCCGATAGACATAACGGAACAATGTCCGCTGTGTAATTCACAAGGAGAAATAAATATGATAGATAAAGATAGATTAAATATCTTTGAACAAGAAAGAAAATCATGGAGAGAAAGAAATAAAATTTCTTTTGAACATGTACAAAAGTTAGAGGAAGAAATAGATATGCTTCGTAAGCAAAAAATATATCTGCAATCTAAACTAAAAGAAAAAAATAAATCTGATGAGTGAAAAAGAATATAGAAAATATTGTTGGAAACAAATCAGTTTACCAGTAAGGGCTTCAGAAAAACTTAAAACCATATCTGATAACTTCAGGTATGGTAAGAAGTTAACACGAGGCAAAGTTATAGAGGCCATGAGTTGGCAATATAATTTAATTAAAAATAATAATTACGCTATTGTTTTTAGAGATGGAAAATTTGAGGTCATAGAAAATGCGACACGGTAGATATAAGTATTGTAAATATTGTGAAACGGATACTATGAATAATCCAGAATTATTTACTTGGTTTGAATATTATACACAGGTTATAACAAAAAAATATGGTCCTTATTATTCTATAAAATGTATTAAATGTGGAGTAAATGGTGCGTACTATAGAACGGAAAAAGGAAAAAAGCAAAGAAGTGAAACTAAAAAAAAATATAGGGCTAGAAAAGAAAATAAAATTAAACAGGCCGAACATCATAGAAAATGGTTAAAAAAAAATAAAGCAACACGTAATGCTTATCTTAGACAATATGAAAAACAAAGAAAAAAAGTTGATATTGGTTTTAAACTTAGCAAGATTTTAAGAACAAGAATATGGTCTGCATTAAAAAGTAATATTAAATCTAATAAAACTATAGAATTAACTGGCTGTAATTTAGAGCAACTAAAAAAATATCTTGAAAGTAAATTTGAAGACGGCATGAATTGGGACAACTACGGAGTATGGCACATAGATCATATCATTCCATGTGCACGATTTGATTTGTCCGATTCAGGGCAACAAAAAATTTGTTTTCATTATACTAACCTTCAACCCATGTGGGGAGAAAACAACCTAAAAAA